CTAGCTTGAGCAGTTGCTTCAGCGTGGGTTATTTGGCCTTCAAGCGTTTCGTACGCGATTTTGTCCCATTTGTCCCCGATCTCTATGTATCGAAGTCGATGTAAAAAGGCGTGCATCGCAACGTTGACTTTGACCAAATTACTCGGGTCGTCAGTCCCGCCGGCATGTGTCGGAACTAGGTGATGCTTGTGGTAGTGGATTTTCATATGCTAGTTTTACCCATCCGTCATCTATATTCAACCCGGCAGCGGCAATGGTCGTAACACTGGCACTCGCGTCCAGGCATTGGAAGTGTGCCGATGGGTTGCCATCCTCTCGCCGCATAGTTGCGGCAGTCGGGGCATACTCTGGAATCGTGTCTGTCAATGCGACGCATTTCCCGATATCCCTGCTCGGTCCGAACGTACGACCGTCCTAAGTCAAAGAACGAATAGCTGGGGTTTGCAATGTAGCGGATGACCCGGCCGATAAGACCTAGCCAACTACCCACGCCTTCACGAAAGTCTTCAGTCTGATCGCCTATAAGAATGGTTCCATTATCAATGGACGTTTTCGTCTCATCTAGAAACTTTATCAGAGGCGGCATCATGTCACCGACTATCACCGGCCACGCTCTTTCCATTTTTGCCTTTGGGTTTGAGTCCCCAGCGCCTAAATAGACCGCCGCAAGGGCAGAAACCAGGGTTTTGTCCATGAGCGACCTTTCATACTCGTTCCACTTGAGTTGTTTGTCACGGAGGCCCTTGACCAAAGCTTTGGACTCTTTAGTCATCCGCTCTTCAAGAGCCTCTTGCGATCCGGTTTTCTTAGCCAGGGTTTCAGCCTGCCCGTAGTAGTCGGGCCGGCGTTTTGTTACCATCCCGACTGCTGAGAGCAGGTCCATAGTCTATCAGCTGAACATCGAACGCTTGAGCGCTTCAACATAATCCAAACCCTCGGTCTCGACCAGACGCAGCGCCTTAGCATGCGGGTCCATGTCTTCTTCAGCATATTGGAAGCTGCCGCCAGGAACCATCTCGCCGTAGGTGACCATAGGAGGAAGGTTGTTGAGCAGACCGAGTAGCTTGGTGGCAGGGGTTTCGCCTTCGCTGAACTCCAGAGTGCCGAACTCGAGACCTTCACAGTAGGACTGCAGCTCGTGTTGGGGCATGATGCCATCCACGATTTTGCCTTCGCTATAGAGAGAGTCCACGAACTGCGCGATTTTCTCTTTGCGAGCATTCATTTTGCTCTCTTGGTACTCACGCTTGATGCGACCGTTCTCTTCCTTCAGCGCCTTCAGCTCTTCAAACATGGCGGTCATGTCGGGGCCGGCGTTCATGGGGCGTGACTGACCCATCGAGCCCATGCCATACTCCATGCCGCAGAAGTCGTCAGACTCGCTGTAGCCGACGTTTTCAGAACCTTCCTCTTCGCCCTCTTCCTCGTAGGTAGAACCGAAACCAGTTTTGGTGTAGGGCTTTTTCTTCTCGGAGAAAGCACCACCGGACTGCTTGACTGTCTCATTGGGACCGCCTTCGAAGTCACCGCTGAGCTGCTTCTTCTTGCCGTTTTCGGCATAGGCACCGTCTGGACCCACAGTTTGGTCGGCTTCATCCACTTTGTCGAACTGACCGCTTAGTTGCTTCTCAGAAGACTTTTTCTCACCGCGCTCGGAATAGGCGCCGCTGGGACCGACGGTCTCATTGTCGCCACCTTCGAAGTCACCACTGAGCTGCTTTTTCTTGCCTTTTTCTTCGGCGTGAGCGGTGACACCCAGTTCAGAAGTTTCTTCGTCAGCTTCAGGCTCAGCGTGGTTGATGGCACCACCTTTGACAGCGGCGCGACCTTGGCTGGAGGTCTGACGCAGAACGCGCATGCTCTTGTCGCTCATGACATTGGTCATGCCGACAGCGAACACAGTGTCGTCGGGAGTTTCTTCAGTCTCAGTGGGCACTTTAGTGTCCGAGTCTTCGCGGCCAGCAGGGTTGGCGCCAGAGGCAGTTTTTGGCTTGTTTACGCCGTAGCTGGCCTCATCGACATCGTATTGGTCCATGTTCTCGATCTGCTCTTTAGCAGACTCTTCGCCCTCGAAACGCTTGTCAGCGTCGTCAGACTTGGCGGTCTTTTTGCGATCGGCTTCCTGGGAACCGTTCTTGGCGGTGTTCAGGCGGTCGGCCTGCTGCTCGCCGTTCTTAGCGGTCTTCATGCGATCGACTTCACCATCAGCGCCCTGCTTGCCGGGTTCCATGCGCTTGCCATAGCTGTCGTCGTCATTACGAGCGGTTTCGTAGCGGCCGAACTCGTCGTCCTCAGCGTGGTCGGCGAAAGGATTCTTGCCCTTGGCGAAAGACTTGCCGATGTCGGAACCAGACATTTCCTCGCCATCTTCGCCTTCACCGCCCTTGGCTTTGGCCTTCATTTTCTCAGCATTCTTTTTGAAAGCTTCCGGCATTTCGCCGTGCTGCTCGTCCATGTCGCTGCTGAGTTCGGCCATTTTGGCTTTCACTTTTTCTTTGTAGACATTTTCTACAACTTGCATAACTTGGCCGTGAGCGCCTTTGGCTTGCTTACGGCTGATTTTTCCGTCTTCCATAAATGAATCCTCTGGGAGATTGTCTTCAAGGTCAGCCGTTTGCTGAGCTATTTCGTGTTCTGAGTATTGTGAGCTAGGGTTTTCAGGACTAGCTTCGTCAGTTTGGTTTTCGTCTTGGTCCTGGCTCAGCTCCGTTGTGGCAGAGCCGTCCGCGTCTTCGACTTCTGTTTCCTGTTGGTCTCCGTTGCTTTCCTGAAGGTCAGCCACAGCGGCGTTCATGTCGTTTCGAACTGCCTCGAGTTTCTCCTTTAACATCTCGATGGGGCTTTTTTCCACAATGAGAGTGGGACCAAGTTCCTCATCGAAAATGTCTTCAGGACTCAAAGTCATAGCGGCAAACTCGAATACCCCTTCTTTTTCAGAGAAAGAAAAAGGCTCTAGCCCTTTAACAGCAGGGGGTGCGGCACCCAGTAAGGCTAGGTGACGTGCCGACCATTTCCCTGGATTGGGGTTGATTGTGCTATCAGGAGAGTAGAAAGAGATGGACACCTTTCGGTAGTGCCCGTCTTTCACGAGGTCTTTTGCTGTGTCGGTGAACTCTACATCCGCGTAAAGATTTTCTCCCTGGCGGGAGAAACCTTTGATCCACCCGTATGAAGGCACGCTATCATTATCGCCCTGGTGACCGATAACTAAAGGTGCTTCATGTACGGTGGGGTCGTAAGTATCAACCACCTGCTGGAGATCTTTCGGCGAGAAAGTTCTCTGTACTCCTTGGGCAGAAGTTTGATCTCCTGCCTTGAAGACGTGAATCTTTTTCGTGAACACTGTGTTAATGCGTGATCTCTTGGTTGATTTTACCCTTCTTCACGTGCTTCCTCAGTTGCTTCGTCTTCAGTGACCTTTTCGTCACCGAACGGTTTCTTCTGGGATTGCTGCTCGTTTTCAGGGTTTTCTTCAGCATCGGGGACCCCGTCACCATCAAGGTCAGGGGCTTCTCCCAACCCAACCTCTTCGCCGGTGTCGAGGTCCTGAACTGACTGCTGCTCTTCGCCTCCCATTTCGTTTTCAGCGCCGAAAATGGAATTGTAGAGATCCCCATCAGTTTCCGGGTCATAAGTCGTGCGCTCTTCAGCTTCACCTTCTTTGTTTGTTTCGAAATCTGTGGCATCCTGTAGTTCCACACGGAAGTGGCGCTCGATCCACTCTTTCTTAGGAGTGTAGCCTGACTGAATGAGAAGTGAGACATCAGGCATTGTGAGCGGGGATTCCTCTATGCGGAACTCGCGAGTAAGAGTGGGTGCGGCAACGTCAATGCCGAAATTCAGATCAACGATCCAACGAATGAGCGACTGAGACAGCGACTGAGAGATCATTTCTGATAGTTCTGCGGCTTTTACCACTCGAACTACGTTGGCTACTTGAGAAGATGCCCTTGATCCGGCTTCTGCTTGGCCAGCCTCATTCTCACCGCAAATCAGAACGCTGATTTCTTTATCGACATAGTCGATCAGATTTTTAAAAACATCAGGACTACCACTAGGCACCACAAAGTTCAGTTCATAACCCTCAGGTAGAATCATCGCGGTTTCTTGCGATAGATTCGAAAGGTGGTCATATAGTGTGTCTAGTTCTTTTGTAGAAGCGCTCAGTGGAGCAGTTGCTACAGCAGTTGGAGTTGCGAATCTGTCGCCATATAGCACGTAAGATTCAATAGCCCTACGCCTAAACTTCACCAATGGATAGAGAATGCGGCCCATTGCTGAACCGTATGGATCACCGTTGTGACTTACGTAGTATCGATTAACGATAAACTTCCGCTTCGGAATTTCCACACCTTCGAACATTCGGTTGAATGTTAAGCAGCGCAGCATGAAGCCACCAGGAACACCTTCATCTTCCTGAAACACAAACCGACGCTGGTCGCGCATTCGAATGTCGAATGGAATGACACCGCGCTTCGTTTTTTTCCACATCACCTCACCGACCGAGAAGCCGGTGATTAGGCACTCGGCCATACCCTTGTAGATGTCGTCAAGGGGCATTTCTTCTAGAACTTCGGCAACAAAGTCACGAACAGCAAGATCACCTGGCTTAGAACTGTATTCTTCTACATACCACGGTCTAGATGTTACTTCCTGAAGCAACTTCGAGAAGCATGCTTGTACTTGCTCATCATAATATAGTCGCTGATAAACTACAAGAGCACGATTGCCTCCCTTTTGAATAAGGAGGTCATCGTTCGGCCTGACAATCGTATTTCCGCTACCTGTAAAAGGAGACGAACTCCCGAACATGTACACAGCGGACAAATTGTAAGGATCTGCGGTATAACGCGCGACCTCACCTGATGGAACCGGAGCTGTTTTAAATCTTTGTGCCACACTATTTCTCCGAATGATGCGCGCGAGTATGCTGCGTCAAATTTCCTTTTCCTCCTTTAATTTCTTTTCCACAGTACTCACAAAGAAGGGTCGGTATATTTGCTCGCGCTGCGCTTAAAGCATCTTTATGATTTAACGTCAACGGAACTCCCTTTTTAGCACGTGAAATTGCTTCACCGACTGAAGTGGGACGTGGGCCAAGATTTTTCCCCTTTCTGCCAATGCTTATTTTTTGTTTATGAGCCTCGGTTCGTGGCCCTAGCTTGCGTCCTTTGCGTGTGTTGCTCATTTTTTGTTTTGTTTCAGGTGTGTGACCGCCGGATTTGACCGTCCAATGGTTCTCTCCTGATTTTGCCTCAGATGACGCAATCCTAGCTTGAGCAATTTGCCATGCGGAAGGTAGTCGACCAGCGTTATTTTTAGTCACGCCAGCCATACTCCACACTGCGTGTGCCGTTTTTGCAGTTTTCCAGTGTTGAACTCCATACTTTTTACGGTATGCTCTCCACAGCAGTAGATGAGCGATAAAATGCTCCCTTGCCATCAAATAAACCACACGCCTATTTTCCCCAAAAACACTCGTCGGAAAAATGTGGTGCTCCTCCACATAGCACGGGGCAGACTTTTTAGTCCATCCCCGCTGCTCTGCTTTGCGCATTAGTTTGATGTAGTGTTTTAGATAATTCACGCAAGACAAAACGGTCATATTCTATTTTACCCCTTCTCACTCTCTTGTAAATCGCAATGCGATTTAGTTCGCCAACGCAAACTGTAAAGGAGGCTGAGGCACACCATTAACACTGTACTGAATAAAAATCCTGTACAATCCGTCTTCACCCTGCGTCTCCCAGTCACCATTAACCGCTAGGGCTGTCAGACCAGGAACATTCTGTTTGATAGAGTACTGAATAGACGAGTTAACCTGGCTAGGATCGAGAATTTCCAGGATAAAGTCGTCAATGCCGTATGTAGCACGCATCACACGTTCGTAGTATCGGCATTCCAACACACTGCGGATCTGCTGTGAAACGAGCGAATAATCTGTGCTAGTCGCCAGATTTCCGTTCTCCACCGTGAGAGGATAGCGCAGCCCGCGAATGCTAGGCGACAGAACTACGGGGGAAGTGCTCATCACATGTACCGTCTTGTTATTTGAAATTCTAGCGCCGTTATTCGCTTTTTAGCTTCGTGGCGCGGAAGATCGCTTTCCATCACCTTTCGGATCTCGGATTTGATTTCACTGTATCCCAGAGAAGTGTAGAACTCCGGGTCGATGTTTTTCTCTTCTTGTTTATGTCCAGAAAGAAGGCGGAAGCAGAGTAGGTCTAATGAGATACCCTGCTCACCCGCCTGTTTTTCTAGGGAAGAAAGAAGAGAGCCTGGAAGCAGTAGTGTCAGTTCCTCGTACATTTGGCTCTCTTGTGTTATCATCCGTTATTTTGGCCCAGACCCTGGATGTCCAGCTCATTCTGCATCTGCCCGATGGCGACGCGAATGAGGTCGATTTGAATGCGCTCGAGCGTGGGCACGGGGGTCACGAACACCTTGGCGTTCACGATGCCGTTCTCGAGGTTCTCGGCAGTGTTGATGCGGCGATCGCATACCACCTGAAAAGCGTCGCTAGGACGAGCACCGAACAGTGCGCCCTTGACATACAGTTGGTTCAGCACGCTGTTACCGATCGAAATGATCTGGTTGAACACCACACCGAAACCGTCGATCACATTGAAAATCTGGCTGTCGAAGGCGTTGCGCAGTGAGCCGTACACTACATTCATGATCACGCGAGTGTTCACGAACTGGTACAGACGCTGTTGAGAGTCAGCAGCATTGACGCGAGTGCGGCCGCCCCAGATGAACACGGCTGTCTGGGGATAGCCAGGCAGTGTGCGAACGGCATTGCAGCCATCGGGGTTGAGCAGGTTCTGCTGAGCAGAGTTGATGGGAATCTGAACACCCACCGCATCAGCCAGCTGGTACTTGACACCAGCAGGCGGGAACTGGTAGCCTTCCGCGCGGTAGCGGCGAAGAGCGACGCCAGTCACATAAGGTGACGGCGGGATGTACTGGCCTGAAGCATTCAGGATGTACGAGCCATAGTATGCGATGAAGCCGAAGGGGTTGAAGTAGCGCTGTGAGTCATCGTAGAGACGGTTCACGTTATCCACGCCAGCTTCGATGAACAGCGCCTGGGGAACACCATTGGTGCCCACACCACGCAGAGCCTGGTCGATGAGCTCGGTGGAAGTCACAGCGTCGAAACGCCACAGGGCGATAGACGGAGTTTCCTGAGAAGTGTAGGTGAAAGTAGTCTGTGAGCCGTACAGCGGGAGGCTGTAGGGAGTCAGGTCTTCACCAGCATTCACGACCACCCAGCTGTAGGTGCCATTGGACTCATACACCACCAGCGTGTCGCCAGTCACTACGGCAGTGGAACCGTCTGGGGCGAAACCAGGAGCGATAACGTCCAGATAAACACCAGCCAGAGGTGCCAGAGCAGCCTGAGAAACCGGAGCAGTGGCGTTAGCCAGACCAGCGGCGGCAGCATAGCCACCGACGATGACGCCTGAAACCAGGGATGTAGCACCGCTGTAGTTTCCACCAAAAATGGGACCGGTAGCAGGCACCAGATAGGACTCAGTCATAAACTCCTGAGCCACGGTCGGAACGCAGAAGAAGTTCTGAGCGCCGGTGGTTGTGACGTTGATGGAGGTGACATTGATCGTCCAGGCGGGGTTGATGACCACGCTGGTGTTGTTCCAGTCGCACTGAGAATAGGCTTGCAGAGGACCCACAGGACCATTCGACTGCACGCGGCAGATGACGGTCTTACCATTAGTCACCAGAGTAGTGTCCACAGCGACGTAGGTGCCATTAGCGGAAACGGGAAGCTGACCAGTAGCAGCCGAGTTAGCACCTGCATTGAGGATGGTGCCACCAGCGTAGTTCTTCAGTTTGGTGTCCACAGCAGTCACGACTGAACCAGCACCAGAGATGGGGTTCAGAGTAGCCGCGGTGAAACTGACGTTACGACCAGTCACCCATGGCGAGGTATAGCCGGAAATGACGGCCTGGGTGTTACCAGCCAGGTTGTAGCCTTCAGCGGAAAGGTCGGCGTAGGCCAGCAGCGTGCTCGTAGCCTGACTAGTATAGCGTGTGCCCACACCCGCAGGGATTTTGGCGCCCAGGCTATCAGTGATAGACCACCTGACTGTGACGATGTCACCCGTAGCAACGGGGAAGTCAACGCCGAAAATGACACCTTCAGTGTCGATGACACCCGTGGCCACACCGTTGTTATACCATTCCCAGGTCAGCGTCGAACCCGCGGCAAGTGCGTTCTCGACCCACACGGGAGGCAGGAACATGACCGCTTCACCTTCAACGTTCCAGAAACCCTGCGAGCCAGGCAGCAGACCAGAAGTCTGGTCGATGGCGGTAGCCCTACCAGAGGCATCACGGGTGACGAACTGAGAGGCGACGGAAGAAATGGCGCCGGTGTTACCGTAGAGGAGAGCGAGAGCGCTGTTTGCTACGGCAGGCTCGAGCAGTTCGAGTTCAGGGAGCCAACCAGCGTCGACGGTTTCACCGTAAGGAGCCACGGTGCCTTCGCCCAGCACAGTAGAACTCTGTGACAGGAAAATGGACAGCGGAGCATTACCCTGTGAGGCCACGGGAGGAGCCGAAGCGCTAGAAGCCTGGTCGTAGATGGAGCTGCTGTCGAAAGCATACTTGCGACCGCGGATGAGCGGGAAAGTGCCGGCCTCGTTCAGCTGAGTAGAACCTTGCAGTGCCGCCAGAATGGTGGAGTAGCCGATGACCGGAGTGGCAGTAGCCACTGGGTCGGACGAAGGCACCTTTACATAGGAACCAGCAGCGTAGTTAGTGGCGCTAGAAGCGACCACGAAGTTATCTGCGTCCACCACTTTCACATAGTAGGCATTCAGTGCTGACTTCGTAGAAGATTTGATCAGGAAGTAGCCAGAAGCCGTGATCATCGGCGCGGTGAAGAACACCTTAACGCCATCAGACAGACCATGAGCGTCGCAGTTGAAAATAGCGACCTGGTTGTAGGTGCCGGTAGGACCAGCGGTGACCTGCAGGGAAGGGTTCAGGAACGCACGGTTGAACATTCCCAGAGTGAACGTGCTTGTGGGATCCTGCAGAGTGCCGGGGAAATGCTGGGTGTTAACCCCATGGGCGCGACTGCGGATGTTCTGAAGCAGGTTCGAAGTCTGTCCGTTAATGGTGACGGGCAGATCGTAGGCGGGGTTAGCGTAGCTGATCTGAGCAGATTCGAGACCCGTGCCCACGCCCACATTGATAGCACCTGGAGGCAGTGTTGCCACCTTAGAAGTGCCGCCAGCGGCTACGACGAAGTTGTAGATCGAAACAGCAGCTGAAGAAGTAGCAGCCAGATAGATCACATTCTTCGGGTAGTCACCAGACAGATTAGTGTCATATGGCGGAGCTACCACGTAGACATTGCCTTGAAGGCTGAAGAAGGGGTTTGTGGAAGAACCGGCGCCACTCAGCACCACTTCTTGAATCTGGAAGTCGACGGGCCAGAAAGTGTTTGTGTCGACGTTGATTTTACCGAACGAAGGCACCAGGGGGGCATAAATAGTGTAGATGCCGCGATCCAGAGCGCCGACCTTTACATCGGGTGCGATGTTGGAGTTGGTCGACTCTTGAATGCCGATTTTAGGTGAACCACCACCGACGATTGTCTGATAGTCCAGACGTGAGAAGGTGACAGAATCGCCGGTCCATTCGTAGATGGCGTTATCCACCAGATACTTCAGACCCTGAACCAGATCGGCAGCTGCCTGGTGGGGGATGTAGTTCTCGTACTTATTGAGATCAGTGACGAGGAAAGGACCGGGGTCAGCCAGTGCCATCCACTTGTAGTTGTTGTTGGCGCAGTGGTCAGCAGCTTTAGCACCCACAGAGGAGCGACCGGCAGCATCAAACTGAGCGTAGGCGGTCGGGGTGATCAAGTAGCCCTGATCCTGCTGGCCGTCAAACGCGGTCTCAATGCACTGGATGTAGTCCTGAGGGACACGTGTAGCATTCGCCTGCAGACCATTGACATTCTGAATGTCGTAGGTGTTCTGTGTGAAAGCGAAAGTGCCGGACACGGGATCGGTCTTTGTGACGATGGTCACGGAAGAGTCGAAAGTTGCGCCTGCGATAGACACGTAGCCGTTCTGTGAGTTGGATGCAGGATCCACGTCATTCACCAGACCGAAGCTACGCACATACACCGAAGTGCGAATGCTCGGGTTGCTTTCGATAGCAGCAGCCACAGCGCTTGAGATGGCGGCAGAAATCTTACGGTTGTTGACCTCATCACCAGCCACGTAGTTCACGGGGATGACAACGGGGACACCTAGCCATTCGCCGCTGGCGGTATAACCGGTAGAACCATCGCCAGCCACCAGACGGGTGCCGTTCAGGATCATCTGAACGTAGACCTTATCGCCAGCCATCAGTGAAGAGGGCAGAGCAGCGGCACTGCTTTTCGAAGCTGAGGGGAAGAACTCGACTTCCACAATGCTGTTCGGAGTGCCTACACGAACCACGCGAAGGTCACCGACCTGAGCATTTTGGAAAAACTCGTTAACGCAGTTGTAGCTCAGCAGGGGAATGCGGTCGGTAGGAACCGAACCACCCACCAGAACCCGATAGTCAGCTAGACTTGTTACGGGGATGGGCTTGTTAAAAGGAAAAACTGTGACGGGGGCCGACTCTGGTGCTTCGACAAGCATGTAAACGGTGCTAAAGCTAGCAATAGCAGCCGAAGCACTCAGGCCCGCCCGTTCGTTCAGGAAAACGCCAGGAGCGCCGGGTGTGTCACCACCCATGGAAAATGTAGCCATTTTTAAACCTAGTACGCCCTCTTTTCGGGCACATCTAGCGGCAGGACAGTGTCCGCATAGGTCACCGAGGTGGACGTGCTTGGTTTAGTTTTACCCGAACTGCTTTCCGGTTACTGCCGCTATGCTGTCAGAAGAATACCCGTTGAGCGAGTCTTGAAAAAGTACAGAGTACATCGTATATCGCTCGGCGGCGTCGGCGTACTCTGTTTTCGTGTTGTACGGATAGATTTCGTCTTCCTCATTACCTGCGGTCAGACCGAAAATAAATGAGGTCTGTAGCAGTCCCCCATTAGTTGCGCTTACGTCAGTTTCGATGCCCAGTTGCGCCCCCAGTGGAGGCAGTTCGGTGACATTCCACTGAGGATTGCTATTTAACACGTCGCGATATTTCATCGAGTCCGTGTAGAAAAGATAGCCGAGGCGCCGCCAGTTGAACTGAGGTTGGAAGACGACCGTTATCATTGTCCGGGCCTATTTTGTGCGCGAGCCATTAGGCGAGCACCGACGGAGGTGCCGCGGTTAAGTTCAAAACCAGCTGCTTCTGCGACGCGCTTGGCTTCTTTTTCGACCTGAGCAGGGTTGCTTGGCACGAAAGGGTTGTTGTCACTGTCGGTTTTACGGTCCAGCTTTTTACGGACATCGGTTTCCACAACCTGCTTTTCTACAGCTACAGGCGCTTCCACTGGTTCCTCAGTTAAGGACTCGACCTCCACGTTAATGGGAGTTTTATCACCCACCTTTTCAGGAGAGGGAGTGCGCTGGAGATCACCGATAACGGGTTCTTTAGCGTTTGACTTTGAGCGTGTTGTCATGGTTACTTAAGTTTTGAGAGAATGTGTTTCCAGGCTATTGGAACGATCTGTTTCAGAGACTTGTCTGGAATGCCCATCCATGGGCGCGCGGGCATTTTTGCCGTGCCGCTTTGGTGGTAGCGTCCATATTTGGTTGTTTTGACGTCGAAGCCGTCACCTCTTGGCACGATTTTGGCCGTGTCCTGCATTTTGCCGGTTGCCCGGAGAATCGGTTGCCCAGGATAGCGTTTCTGTTTCCACTTCCTGTAGCCACGGCTCAGAGAAGCCCATGGGCGACCTGTAGTAGGATCTGACTCCTGACGCCAGGGAACCGCGTGGTCTTTCAGCAGAATTGGCGCCCATTCTTTCTGGGTGGGTTTCCACCATCCCAGATTCATTTTTGGCAGCTTCTTCATCTGAAAGCTAATCATCTTTTTCTCCTCGACGCTTTTTTTGCTTCATCAGCTTGCCTTTCATGGAAGTCATTCATTACCGAGATCATCACCAGGATTTTGCTGATTGGTTGTGACTCCAGCCAGTCGATTGAACTATCCCAGCGCTCTTTGCAGAGGTGGAAGGCAGTTTTCAGCCAGTTCTCCACAGTGAATAGGCGTTCTTCCAGGAGGTTTTCAGTGATCCATTTGACTACGGTAGTGAAGCGCTTCGCAGGAATGCGGTCAAGGAGCTCATCATCCGAAAGCATAAGTCTGGTGACAAGCTCCATGAAAGAGCGTTTCTGCTGCCGAAGGATCTGACCTAGATAGAAATCCTTCGGTGTTATCTCCCTGAAATGGAGTGTGATCTCGTCGGAGCACACGATCAGGTAGGTGAAGTCTTCTAGGTCAGTGACCGTCAGTTTGGGTCTTCGTCGTCCCCGTTCGCTTTACCGACTAGATCGCTGAGCTTACGGAAATCTTTGACGCCGAGATCGAGGATTTCGTCATAGGTGATCTTGTCTTCGCCGACGATCAGACGCTCGATAACCCGGAGTCCTTTTTCGATATCACCTGCTTTAGAGAGTTCTTTTTCTAGATAGATAAGATCACGTCCGGTCATTTCCCGGATCACGATCTCACGGCCATCACTTATCACCGTAGAGAAAGTTTCCAGTTTGGAAAAAGGCGCCGGGGTTGATTTTTTCACGGGTGCCACAGTTGCTTGTGTGGCATCATCAGATAGTGTTCTCATTGGTTAGTTGAGTGAGTTTGACTTGTTTTACCCTTAAGTCGCCTCTCCTCCCAGGCCTTTTTAGCGGATTCTGACTTTTTCTTTCGAACTTCATCGGAGTCTTTTCTACCAAAAGAAGGATGGTCTTCTCCAAACACTCCAAACCACGGATTTTTCTCTCCTCGCTTTGCTTCAGATAGACATTCTTTGGTCTCATCACTATGATTTTTTCCGTAAAACCCATTATTTTCACCCTGAAACTTTACTTTCTGCTCTTCAGTACGTTTCTTGCCGAAGTTTGGGTTATCTTCACCTCTTTTTCCGTACATTGGGTTATTCTCCCCCGACCGATCATAAAGTTTTTTCTTTTGATCCAGGGTCAGTGTGTATCTATTTCCAAAATTAGGATTCTCTTCCCCCTTAAATCCGGTGACAAACTTATCAGAAGTTTGGTATGACAAGTTAGCAAACTGAGGATTTTCTACTACGCCAAATGCTTTTTGGTATTGGATTTCCAACCAGACAGCACCTTCAGGTGTTTTTGAGTAACCTAGAATGATTTTATCATCGGGACAGAATGACTTGTCTTTAAAAGAACCTAAATAGCAATCGTACGGGTCAAGTGTGCTATGTTTCCCGATATAGTCTCTCCCTTGTGGTTTTTTCTCAAAGGAGTTATAAACAGTATGAAACAAAATTAGAAAGGGGACTGAACATCAAGTTTTACCCTCAGGGCGAAGAGACGGGCTTCGGTTTCCATTAGCCCTTCCCCCGGAGGTAGGTTGAGATAGATGGCGTTCGCTATCCGCCAGCTGACTTCTGCGTCTTCTACGGGTCCGGAAATAAGGCGGTCTTCGACATCGTCTAGCCAGAACGAAACGACTTCCCGCCTGAACTCAGGATCTTGAGGAAGCGGAAAAGGTGTCACAGTGCTTTTGATAGAGCCAGTGCGCCTTCGGGGGTGTAGTAGTCAGAGTTGAAGGCACAGTTTACAGAAGAAAGGATTTCCCGTCCTTTTTTGTCATATGGGGTCACTAGATAGTAGACATCCCGCGCTCCGAAGAATGGGATAACAGATGCTGAGTCGACACGAGATTTCTTTGACATTAGATGAGACCTTTTTTGATGGCTTCATAGCGCGTTGTGAGTTTCTGAATGGCGCCGATTTCGGAAAGTTCCCGCATGGAATATTCTATTCCAGCAGGTTCCCGATCGCCGTTAGGATTTGACGGCGACACGGTGCATTCAGTGGGTGACTTTCGAATGCGATCATCGATCGCGACAGCCGAAAAAAATGCTCGGCTCAGAGGAAGATCCGGAATCCCTACGCTAGACTGAAAAAGTGACCACGTGTATAGGTGCGCGATTTGAAACAGCACAGCGAATTGTTCTGCGTACTTTTCAGGCGTCATGTACCAGATTTCATCATGTATGCTGATGATGAAGCGGCATGGAATTTTATATTCGTCAGCCAGCCATTGTGTGGTGGTGAGAATTACTGAAAGGATCTCCGCGCCCGACGCTTGAATAGTCCAGTTAATACGCCCGGTGTGAAAATCATCACCCACAGCCGCAGGACGCATAGCGGTGGAAATTTTAGTGCCTAGACATGGGAGTTGCGGCACTCGCATTTTCATGGAGATTTGCTCCATCAGGTTGAAGCACCCAGAGTCAGTGCCTCCTTCATAGAGCCCATCTCGTTTCACACCCTTTTTGCCTTCGAGAGCTCGAGTGGCGAAACGCCGAAGTTCAGCGTCAGGCTTGTCAGGAAACTTACGCTTGATGGTGGCCTGCACAGTGCGAAGACCCGCACCGTAGAGAATTGCGAAACCGATCCCTTTTGACGTGTCCCGATCTACACCGGCTACTTTTGCCAGTGCGCTGTGCGGATCAGTGCCATTCTCTTTCGAACCGCTAAGCACATTGAACCCGAATGGAGAACAGCCAACATGACCGCCTTCCCATTTGTCTGAGTAGATTGAAGCAATTTGTAATTCTTGGCCATCAAAATCAGCACCGACGATTTTCCATCCGTCAGGTGCCACTACTCGTGTTTTGAGTTCGGTTCCGATGCGCCAGTCTTTGGTTTTACACATGGTCACCATGAGAGGTTCCACGGTTCGCCTTGTCACAGTGCCATGCGCCAGAATGTCTGGAACGCAGAGCAGAGCATCCTCACCATGCGGATTACTGGTCTGAAGGTAGATGCGGCTCATCACACGCTTACGCACTGACGTCCAGTAGGAAATAGCATTCGCGATTTGAAGCGCTCGTTGGGCTTCGGGAAGGTCGCTGCTGAGACGACCTACTTGCATGTGGTCCACGAATTCCTTACTGAGAACGCCCCCCACATTATCGCCATTGCCTTTGGGGTGAGGGATCTGCTGAAGTCGTCCATCTTCATCGTGGAAGCACCAGCCTTTATCAGATGTGAGAAGCATCGGTGAGCCCTCCCATTTCAGTTTCAGAAGCAGGTGGGCGAGATTGCTTTTCACCCCGATTTGAGCATCGGGATCCTTGACGAACTGGCGGTACCAGTTTGGAACACCGGCATATTTTCCCTTAGCGCTTTTCACTTCCCAGTCGAGCTGAGAAAGCCACGGATCAGACTTCACCCACTTTTCACGCTTTTCCAAGTCTTCAATTTTAGACCACTCTTCATAAGCGGACGCAACAAGGCTACGACAGAGTTCGGTCATTTCATCCGTGTGCTCCTTAAACACTCGCTCGCAGTCTCCTATCCATTCCTGCCAGTCTTTCGTCAGCGGGATGATGGAACCATTCAGGTGGTAATGACCGGCTAGACCCACAAGAGACGGTGTGGAATCGAGGTATTTCGGCCACAGCGCCTGAAATAGTTCGGCAGTATAGAACGCATCTTTAATGGCGTAGTCTAGTGCTTCGGGAAGCATAGTTTTGATCTGAGACAGGTCCGTAGCCTTCACGAAAATGTCACGAACTACTTTATCGCTTGCACCTAGTTCGGTGACTTCCTCACCAAAATATTTCCTAACGGCCGCTACGTGGAAGTTATAACACTGAACCAGCGAGTTAGTGGCGCCCTGGTCTAGCCATTTCGGGGCATACCGCAGTCGGCGCTTTTCTTCATCGGTGAGAACTTCTGGGTCCTTACCTGCCAAAACGTAAAGCCAACGTTGACCGCTAGCAAGCCCAGACACGCCAATATGAGCGGAAAGTGTGTCAAAGTAGAAGTTTTCTGGACGAGTGTTGTCAAGGGAATAACCTTCGCGGGCTCGAACCCTATCGTAGGACACATTATGACCGGGAATAAACCGGTCCCTTCCAACAGGGATCAAATTAAACTGGTCCCAGTCTTTCTCAGGAAGCTCGGGGTTTAGAAGCTCTTTTGCTAACCAGACATAAGCTGCTTTTTCGCTCAGCGCTGTGCCGATAATGGGAAAAGCACCGCCATACACATAGGTTTCCGTGTCAAATGTAAAGGCTTCTTCAAGAGGAAAAGGAACTTCTTCTACTTTCCACTTTTCCCCAACAAGCTCGTAGCGTCTCCATCCTGCTTCGTAGCAAAATGCGCTCACAGGAGGAAGCGGCGGAAGTTTGCATTTTGCGAAGTCATCACCGAGTTGCTTATACCGGCCGACTTGCTCAGCGGCGATGGCTTCGTAGTGCTCACGTAAAAAACCACCCTTAAGACCCGGTAGTGGCAATGCGCCATCATAGAGGCCGTCGGGGTGGTCTACAGGAACGGGAATGTCGAACTGCTTCAGCAGTCCTTTAGCCCGTCGCACAGCCGCGGTCGTCATTTCAGGAACATTTTCGTTCCCGAACACTTTGTCGCGGAGCTCTGAGTTCAGAACCGGGTAACCGAGAGGAGTCTTTCGCATAAGACGATGGATTGTTGTGGTTTATTGTAGGAGGCCGGAGGCCGTGTAAACTACAGGGCGTCGATGGGCGGAGCAGCCAGGTTATCCTGCACAGGATAGATAAATGAGTAAGCGATGGCCCGCGGGTAGTTGATGGCAGGGTTGGGACCGGTTGTGCCGACCTGGTTTTGGAAGTAGCGGTGGGGGACCTGGTTCCACTTCGGCTGACCTGCAGCTGAGACATTGGACACGGTGGCGACAGCCACGGCGAATCCGTAGCCTGAACCGAGAGCTCCAGGAGACGCCACGCCGAGGCCGTCACCCGCAGTGTAGCCGCTACCGGCGGAGTTGAGAGCCACTAGCGTCACGTTTCCGTTTACGTCGACGGTGATGTTGAGAGTAGCGCCAGTGCCTGAGCCGCCCACAGTAGCCACATTCGTGTAGGAGCCGGGAGTGTAGCCCTGACCGGCTTGAAGGCGACCGAGTGAGGCGACGACCCCTTGTTGGGCTGTGAATGAGTGGACCGAGTAGTTGAACATCGTCGGGTCACCCGAAGTTGTTCCGTAGGAGGGGACAGGACCCAGTTGGGTGTAGTATTGCGCGTAGTTGGTGGTCCAGCCGAGCATCGCCGGCGTGTTCTGAGGCACTGACGGGAGAATGGCTGCGGCGCCTGTGGTCTCCTTATATTTCCAGGCCCTTTTATTCAGAGTGTTAGGGGCGGCCTCCGACAGGCCATTGTAGATGATATTGCCTAGGGTCTCGAGTTGGGGGGCGGTTAGGGTGGCGGCCACCTCTTTTGCCATTTGCACAGTCCGTGGGATCATGGCACTGTCTTAGTCTGAAGATGAGTGCTTTTACCCTCTACCGAAGTCGTAGTCCCAGCAGGTGGGCCCGGGATTTTCATCAAACAAACCGAGACTGCGGGCTTCATTTATTTCCTCCAGCTTTTCCTGGTTTCCTTTCAAACGCTCATGAAGGCGGAGACGCCAGAGACAGTAGTCCTTAGCATTGGCGGGTGTAGGTTTTTCTAGGTAGGCGTCATAGCGTCTTTTAACACATTCTACTAGGTTAATTCCTACCTTTTCAATCACTTTATCCGCTTTAGTTAATCCGCGCGTGGGACGGGTTGTGTCTTTGAAATGCCGTAGAAGAGGGTCGTTTTTCAGAGCTTCTTGCATGTCTCTGTCGCCGAAGTTGAATCTCATGTCAGATGTGTTGAGAGAACATTTTAGCGTCGAAGTCTTTGACACCTGACGAAGCATAAACTTCATCTTTGTGTTTGCGATAAATTTCGTAGGCGTCAAACACGGAGCTGAAATATATCGGACGATCTCCAGGATTATCCTGCCATCTCAGCATCTCGGTTAAAGAGAGAGGAACGTCAATGTCCCATTGCTCGTCGCGGCTACCATAGAGTAAGGGGAGCGCGTCATTTTTCCACCACTCACAGATGCAGTTTATAGTCTGCTCCCACGCCAAAGGATCGGTAATGTGGGTGCTAGTTTCGGACCTCACCCAGTTTACATATTCCCGCCCGCGTTTGATTACTTCTTCAGCCGACACGGGTAGCGTTTTGATGAAATAGGCTTCATCTTGTCCTTTCACCACTCGCTCAATAACCGCGGGGAAGAGAAAAGCACTGGAAGCCAAACGAACATCAGCAGCATTTTCACAAATGTGCATAAGCACACACTCTAGAATTGCCATAGTGCTTGCTATGGCTAGCGTGTGCGGGTCTTCTGTTTCCTCTTGCGGAACCATTTTAGGTAGCTGTTTCCTAGTCTGCTCAAGCTCGCGCTCTAGCCGTCTAACCTCTCTGCCAAGCTCACGCTCTAGTTTTACTTTGAAGATTTCGGTCTCAGTGACAAGCTTATCAAAGCGCATGTCTATTTTTTCTAACTCGGCATCAAGTGCTTCTACACTTAACTTGAGATTAGAAACTTTTTTCTTGAGGGATGAAACTGAACCCCTCAGCACGTTGATTGGATATAGTAGGTTGTCGTACATCAGATAGGCTTGATCGTGGCTTTCAGTTGGTCAGTTTGAATGTCAATGACTTCTACATTGAAAGCATAAACTTTTTCCGGATCCGTCAGCAAGTGAAACCGCCCAACGAATGACTCGCCGTCTTCAGAGCGAAGGTAAGCGTTCCCAGGGGTGGGAGGAGAACACAAAGCGATGTCACCAACAAAAGGAGGATGAGACTCCTCAATGGCTTTTACAAGGCGAGAGTAAATCGCGGCACTAGCCGCAAACTCATTGTCGTTTGTGATAGCAGCTCGCACTTCACCATCAATTGCCTCAAGAACGGACATGTAGCCGTTATCCATCGAGATTTCACATCGGGCACCACCATCAAACACGGCAAAGCACACTTCCGTAGCTTCAAACTCGCAGTCTTCCGGCGACTCCTGGTCAGAAAAGTCATATTCAAGGAGATCATAAAACGCAGTTTTCAGCGTTTCGGGATCTGGACCACCGAGGTAGTTGGCGATGGCGTAGAAAACCCGAGGGTTTGACAGCAGTCGTTCGACTGGATAAATCAAATCGTCCATTTTTCCACTAGCACGAATGCATTGTAGCGTAGTTTAGGCCAGGTAAACGGTTTTACCCGCAGGGCAGAAGCGGTTCCGCGAAAAAGGTGAAAAACCACCCGTCGGAGTGTGTGTTATCACACATCAGGCTGGCTTCCAGTGTCGCTTAGCTTCGGCGGGAAGCTGGCTATGGAACTGATGGAGACGGCCTGAAGACGTGAATAGGGGAACACATAGGGCGAGTTCATAGGTGGTGATGTCTGGTTCAGGTGACCAGACCAGGGGATCTGGTGTGTAGATTTTGGTGTTTGCCATAGTCACACGGTGACCTCATCTAGGTTTGCTATTTTGATGCCTTTGGCACCGGGTTTCCCAGCTTTTACGGAGACTGGGAACAGCTCGACTTTTTTCTTCCTGGGAGACACCCAAGGAACGGTGTAAGAACCTTCTCCGAAGTGGAGAAGCGTAGCGCCTTCTGGAAGCACTCGCTTTCCACTGCTGGTCGTCCGGCACAGGTCAGCACCGCTTACCATCATGGCTTTCATCTGATCCTCTAGGGTGAAGACCGCCAGAAACTTCCGCTCTTTTACTTCTGCTTCACGTTTGGCGAGCACCACTGGAGAGTAGCCGTCTGAGATAGGACCTTTGAAGTTCGAAGCTACTTTTTTCAGCGTCCCATCTTGCGTCATTAGAACCACTTTTTCCGAGCGGTCTACTACCATGGCACCGCGGGGTCCTTTGGCCTGAGTGACGACGCCTTTCTTCTGGTCTACCAGCATGAAGCGCGGTTTGGTTTGCAGACTTGGTGCCGATGCTTTTTTAGTGGTTTGCACCACGTAGACATCAGGTTTGGCGATGAGCTGTGAGTGGCGGGCATTTCCATGACGCTTGGCGAGCTCGTCCATTTGCTTGAACACCCACTTTTGACGGGCTTCTGGCACTTCCACCAGTTCCTTCAGTTCCACACCAGTTTTTTCGAGACCGGTTTTCTCAGTCTCTAGGTCGGCGACGTCGAGGTTTGTCAGTTGGCGCAGACGCATTTCGAGAATGGCTCGTGCCTGGTCAGCTGTGAACTTTAGGGAGCGATTGCTGACTAGTTCTATTAGCGCTTCTTTGTGAGACTTGGCCGCACGGATGACTTTGATGACTGCATCTATCTTGCTGATGGCCTTGATGAGACCCGTGACGATCTCCAGACGAGCCTCGGTCAGATTGAGCTCATGTCGAAACTGGATCTCCATGCGGGCCATACGCCATTCGAACCACTTCTGACAGACTTCGATGGGACTGAGTTCGACCGGTTTGAGACCGTCGATGACCAGCGTTTTTGCCGAATATTTGGTGTCGAGACTGGTGACCGCATAGAGTTGCTTGGCTAGCTGCTCAGCTTGAACACCGGGTTTTGCCACGATTGTGATG